CAAGTACCCATCTCGGCCAACATCGTTGCGGCGATCAAGGCCGGTGATCTGGAGGAGGGCGAAGCGGTCACCACCGAAACCGAAACATAGGAGAGAGCAATGACACTGGCACTCGCGTTTTGGATTTTGATGTTGTTGTGGCTGGTGTTCGGGCTTTACTCGCACTGGCCCGGCTTTGTCAGCGGACAATATGGACCCTTTGGCAGCACGCTGTTGCTGTTCCTGTTGCTGTTGCTGCTTGGCTGGGGCGTGTTCGGCGCCCCGATCAAGTAACCCTCGCGCGACCATATTGCCGCCTGACACCGGAACCGGTATGGTCGCGCAGCCGATCCGGTAGCACGGGGAGTGCGTCATGGCACAAAACGGAATTTCCCTAGCCGCAGCGCGGGGCAATTTTCTCACGTGGTGCATCTCCGGCTACATGCCGCTTCAGGGTCTGTGCCGCCCCCTCTACATCGGACAAATGATCGAAGGCAGCGAGGGGGAAGTCGGCCAGTATTATTCGGTCTATTCCGCCAACGATGCGCGCCGGTTGTTCGGCGCCGGATCGGTGCTGGCCAACATGGCGGTGCAACACTTTTGCACGTGCCCCGAACTCCCCCTTTACATGGCGCCGATTGCCGAACCGGCCACCGCCGGTGTCGCGGCTGTCAACACGATCACCGTGACCGGACCCAGCACCGACAATGGCGTGCTGTCGGTTGCGATCATGGATATGTTTTTCGAGGTGGGCGTCATCACCGGCGCGAGCGCTGACACCATCGCGGCATCGCTTGCCGCCGAACTGCAAAAGCAGGCGGACCTTCCCTTCACCGTCACCGTGGCCACCAACGTGATCACGCTCACGGCAAAAAATCAGGGGCCGGAAGGCAACTGGTTCGCGCCGATCTGGAATCCGAACTTTGGCGACGCCTTCCCTCCCGGTGTTGTCGTTGACACGGACCAGACGGTCGAGGGTGTGGGCGTGGTCAACATCAACCCCACGATCCCCGCAATGGCCTGCCCGTGGGATTGCATCGCGCTGGGCACTGAGGATGAGATTGCCGTCAACACGATGGTGCAGCTTGTCCGCCAGAATTGGCGCTGCGGGGTGCAAGGTGATTTCAAGGGCGGCCATATGTTTCACAGCCGCACCGACACCGCCGGTCAGATCGTTTCCTATGGCCACTCGCGCAACAATCCGGAGGAAGTGGTGGTCCCGGTGCGCGATGGCTACAAGTATCCCGGCTATCTCCTCACCGCTGCGTTCACCTCGCGCGTGTGCTGCACGGCGTGCCACGATCCCAGCCGCCCGGTGCAGTACGACAACGGCGTGCTCGGCTGCCTGACCGACTCTGCGCAGTGTTCATCGGTGTGGTCGAACGCGGAAAAGAAAGCGTTCTATGACGCGGGCATCGCCAACTGGGACGTGGCCAACGCGCGCGGCATCCGCGCCACCGCGCTCTGGATCGAGGAACCTCTTACCACTTACAAATACGATCCGATGACCGGCGCCCCGGATGGCGCGTGGCAGCGCGTCGAGTCGCGTTACACGGTGGCCAAATTCGTTCGCGATCTGGGATTCTGGTATCGGCGCAATTATGCCAGCGTCGCGCTGATGAGCGACGGCACGCGCATCCCGCAGGGCCAGCACGCGGTCACGCCGCGCGTGTTGCAGGCGTCGATCCTCGCATGGATCAGGGGCACCCAGCTTGGCTTCACCGCCGAAGCATCGTCCGCGCAGTTGGAAAAGATGGTGACGGTGCAGCGTACCAACACCCCGAACAACTGCGATCCGAATCGCGTCAACGTCCTGATCGACCTCGATCTGGTCAACCAGTTGGCGCGCATCGCGACCAGCATCGATGTCAGTCCGGAATTCGCGTGCAATCCACCGGTGGCGGTAGCCGCCTAACGGGGTGATCCATGGCTACGTGCATCAAGTGTAAGGGCGTCCTGAACTTCATCCTGCGCGGCCAGTCGATCCGGTTGCAATCGGATGGCGATGTCACCGTGCTGGTGAGCACGCAGAAACGCACCGAAGCCTACAACGGCGAATTCACCATCGAGGATCGCAACGCGAAGATCACCGCGACGCTGGTGGTGCCGAACGAAATCTACGTGCGCGATCTGCAAACGCTCTGCGATGTGCCGGTGGTGCTCGAACTGTGCGATGGCCGCACATTCTCGACCGACCACGCGTCCAACATTTCCGACAACCCCTATGACGCCAAGAAAAACTTGCAGCCAATCGAGTTGATCACTGATGACATCACCGAATTGCTGCCGCAAGCCATCGCCGCGTAAGCGAGTCCTGAATGCAAGAATATGCGCGCCTCGATCTGGTGAAGCCAATCACCGTCAAGGATGGTGGAAGTTCAACTGAAATCGTTGTGTTCCGGCCAACCTGCCGGATGATGACCGAAGTGCTCGACACCCCGAACGTCACCGTGCAAGTCGAACGCTTTGTGGGATCGTGCGTGCGCGCGGTGAACGGCGGCACCGAACCGGTGCCCTTCAACGCGGCTGAACTCAACGCCATCGATGGTTCTGAACTGTCATCGATCCTCAACGAAATGTCAGAGGAAGCCGATAAGGTGAACCTCGACATGACCGGTGACGGCATCTTGTCGCCGCTGGTCTACACGTTGAAGCGACCGATCAAGCTGTCACCGAAAGAAGATGCGGAGACGATGCACCAGATCGCGTTCGAGGGGAAACGCGTTGGTGACATCTCGGACTTCCTCGACGCGCGCGGTGAGACTAAGGAATTTCACGCGTTCATGCGCGCGTTCGCAAAGCCGATGGGCGTGACGCTTCCGATCATGACCGACAACCTGATCGATGCGCTCGATTTTCTCGACTATTTGGTGATCAGGCGCCAAATCATGGGAAAGTTGGTGTACGCGCGCAGGAAGTGGAAACGGGTATCCTGACGCGCGCGGTGATCTATCACTGGCCGCCGGGATCATGGGATGACTGGTCGCTGGCGCGCTTCGCAAGATTTCTGCAAGCCGAATCCGATGTGAACGAAAGCCGCCAGCCGCCCGCGACACCGGTAGAGTCTGCGGAAAGCGGCGACGATGGTTGATGAAGTCCACTCTGAAGCCAAGCTGAAGGTTGATGTTGAGGGACAAGCAAACCTCACCAGCCTGACCGGCGCGATTCAGAACCTCAACAAAGCCACCACCCAACTCAACAACAACCTGAAACCGGCGGCGGTGACGGCGGCCGGGACCACCGCAGTCAGCACCACGGTGGCAGGCGTCAAGGCGAAGGCAAAGCAAGCCGAAAGGGAAGTCGAACAACAACTCACCACCGGCCAGCGCATGCTGGTGCGCGCGGTCTCGACCATGATCGCGGCGCCGATACAGGCGGTACAGGTGGCCGGTGGCGCGCTGCGTGGATTCGCCGGATCGATTGCCCCGGCGTTGGGGCAACTCCCGGCCGCCGCGCTGGCCATCGGCGGCATCGGCTTGGCGTTCACCGGTTTGCTGGTGCCGCTGATCAAGATCGGCGCAGGGATCAAGCTGTTGGGTACATCGTTCGGCTGGGCCAGAGAGCAAGCCGAACACGCGCGCGATGTCGCGGCGACAACGCGCACCATGTACCCGGGGCTTGTCGGTGAGGCGTTCGAGCGCGCGCAGGATCAAGTCGAGACGCGCATGGCAACCATCAGCGCGATCTTCGGCAAGGGCGCCGCCGGTCTCGCGGAGTCGGTGCAGAAAAAAATGATGGATTACCGGCTGGGCCGCCTGAGCGGGCAGGAACGCCAGATGGCGCAGTTTTTCGGGATCAACATCGAACAGCGCGCGGCGTTCGAGCGGCGCACCGGCCAGAAAAGCGACGTGCTGACCTACCTCGAACAATTCGTGTTGATGCGCGAAAAGCTTCAGCGCGACTTCGACCGCGCGCCGCCCGGCGTGCAGCAAGAGAACATCCGGCGCCGGATTGCCTACCTCACCGAAACCGGGATGACGCTGTTTAGTGCGCAGTTCGCCAAGGAAATGCTGAACTGGCGCAGCCGCGATCTGAAGCAACTGCGATCACAACTGGCAGATGCCACCGAACTGGGCCGGGTGGATCAGGCCAAGGACAAGCAGACCGCCTTCGACATCTCGCTGCAATCCTTGCTCGGCACGTTCGAGGCGATCAAGCAGGGCATCGGCGGCGACGTGATGCCGTCCATCACTTCGTTCATGGACAACCTGCGCAAGCGGCTGATCGATGTCAGCCGTGGCGGTGATGGTCTCGGCCGCTCGCTGCGCGAACTTGGAACCAGCCTGTCCAACGCTGCGTGGCAAACGCTCGACAGCCTGTTGCGCCGGATCGATGTGCAAAAGGTCAACGAATGGATCACCGAAATCAACAAGATCAACGCGAAGGAAGCGGCGGACAGCATCATCGCGTTCAGCAAGGCGATCTTTAATTTTGTGACGGTGGTTAAAGACTTCATCAGTTTCTTGGACAGCGGTGAACCGCTCGCGAATCTCTATCGCTACGGCACGCCATG